GCAAAGTCATACATTACATAAAGTCATGCCATAATTACACGAGTATAGAAAATGTACTAGGGAAAAGTCAATAAAGTTATGCGAGTGTACATAAGTTTATAGATGTTGGGTTATTTTAAATTGCGGATTTTGTATATAGTAGAAAAAAGTAATCCTTCGATTTCATCATATACATTTTTAAGCGAAGAATTTGTAGAAAGACGAAGACTTTGTATAGTCTTCTCAAGTTTTAATAAATATGCAAGTATATTTTTGGGATTACGATCTATCTTAAGCATGGGAGTCATGCGATTAATTTTACCATGTTTACCTTTATACATTTCAGCATATTTGTCTATTAACGGAACAATTGAAGTATAATATGTCTCAAGGGCTTTATGCATAGCATAACTTTTTGTGTCAAGATGATAAACATGCGTTTGTGTACGAGAGTGCATGAGAAGAGAAAGAAAGCGTCCTGTACTTGTCATTATATTATTATACATAGTTTTTTTTGTGAATACATTACATAAGTTTATAGATGTTGGGTTATTTTTTACAACATGTGTATTCATATCTAAATCGTCGACCTCGACCATCATGTTTTAGGTCAAAACTAGACATGTATTCATTGGACATGCAATTAGCTTTTAGTTTAGACAAGTCTGTCAATCGATTAACCGGTCTATTAGACCACAACGAATTTCTAGCAATACAGGATTCAGGTTTTTTTATTTTATCAGATTCTCCGCATGTATAATCATATTTTATTTTTCTTCTAGATGATAAATCTGTAAGTTTAAAACCTGTTATTGGTTTTTTTCCACAATCAACCTTATGCCTGTCTAAATATATAACATTACCTCTTCCAGAATCATTTATCCTGGTACTCTTATTTGATACAACTTTTGCATCCATATTATTGAGACACGCATATTTATAATGTGCATCTCTTCCGGATGGGGATATTTCTACATTAAACCTATTAAGAACACCACCACCTTTATCACATTTTACATCAATATTACTCAACCCAAAAATATTATTCATTGGTATATTATTTTTTTTAGATGTAAATTTTTCGAACTTACCAATATCTACAGATGGCGGAGACGGAGGTGGAGGTGTCGATTGTCTCTTTGGTTCCACAGCCTTTCTCACAGTTGGTGTAGTCTTTTCTGCAGTTGGTGTAGTCTTTTCTGCAGTTGGTGTAGTCTTTTCTGCAGTTGGTGTAGTCTTTTCTGCAGTTGGTGTAGTCTTTTCTGCAGTTGGTGTAGTTTTATCATCGTCACTTGAACCACCCATCATCATAAAGGAAACCGAGCATAGACACAAAACAGCAAATGCGGAACCAGCTATAAGGGCAGTTTTGTTATTAGAATTTGCAACATTGTTATTAAAACTCATTGTATATAGTATAGAAATATTTTTTTATAGAACATTACATTGATACCATTTTAAAAATTTTTAATTTAAACACTTTCATCTTTTTCTTCTTCTAACATTTTACGTAATTTTTCTTCTATAGACATTTCATTATCTTGTGATTCTTCAAACTGTGAATTTGGCATATCCGGATCAAAAATATCGCCATGTGATTCACATAATTCACACGTTTCAGTTGGTGTTTCACCAGGTTTATGATTATGTACGGGTGTATCCTTTTTCTTTTTTAGAATAGGACGCTTTTTTACATTTTTTTCGGAACCTGTTTTTTTATCACGCATTTTCAAATGTAATGTACAACATGTTTCGCCTGGAACGCATGGTTTGGTACATTTATTACCTTTTGCCGTAAACATAGAACATTCTATTTTAGGTTCCATAGCAACACGTGCAACTGGTTTTTTAGATTTTACATTTTCAAAAGCTTCAACTTTTTGAATTAAACCCATATTCAGTTCAGTAAGTTTCTCTATTTTTTCGTGAAGGATTACATTTGAATCACCGAAAGAATCGATCTTTTTACGAAGATGTAAATTTTCTTCTTCAACTTTATTGATCTTTTCAACAAGAGTTTGTAATAACTTGTTGTTGGAAAGAACACTATTATTTATCTTATCAATATGATTATTCGAATCTCGAACGATATTAATAAGAATATTTTCGATAGAATCAGACATGTTTATTTATTTGTATTTTAGTAACTTATTTTTTTTATATATTTTTCTTTAACTTAGGTCTATTTTAATCCACATTGTTTGTCATCATAGTTTGAAGTTGTTTTTGAATAAAGGCCAAATCCAACAAGAACAAATGCGAGTACAAGTAATGGAGCTGTAAAATAATCTTTGTTTCCGTTCATTTTTTTTGTTATATTATAGTATAAGAAAAAAAAAATGAAACGTCAGTTATCAACCGTACTTTTAGAAGCATTATTTATAGGTGTATTATTACATGTTCTGGTATTAGGTATTACGAAAAAATTATATAAAGGTAAATGGGTTCTGGTTTTAGCTGGTGCGTTAATACATTTATTATTCGAGTATTCACCTTTCGGTAATATTAATGAAAAATGGTGTAAAATGATATTTAATTAAAAATTTATAAGATCATCTATAATCAATCCTTTTTCGCGTTCAAGCTCTTTTAATTCTATAGACAATTCTTCATATTGTCTATCTATATCATCATTGTAATCTTTCAGGTAAGTTCTAAAAAAAAGACGCCTGTCGCCAACGTCGTGTCCAGCATCAAAAAGTGCGTGTATGGTGTAATTTCGTAAACGGATACCAAGTTCTTGTGCCCGTCGTTTCACAGCCTCTTGACGAACAACATTTGTTACATTTCGTCTATGTTTAAGTTTTTCCATTTTTTTTAATGTTTCATGAATTAGTCTATTTACCTCAATAAGATTATCTTCCAATATATAATCACGCAAAGGTTCTGGAACAGGTGGTGGGGGTGTTTGTATAGGTGGTAAATCCACGTGTACGAAATCCCCGCGCCTTGATTGTGGTGGTGTTGTATCATATATGGTAAGATCATCGAGATTATCTCCAAAAGGGGGTAGTCTAGGAACAGGTGAAAAAGGTATAGGTATATCAACACGCCGAATTCTAAATTCTTCTTCGTCTTCACTTTCAGAATCGGATTCGTATTTGATATAATCGTGAATTTTTTTTATCGAATCGCACATTTTAAGATAATCGCCTTCAGAAATTATCTTAGAATTGAGGTCGAGGGTTTGCATTAACGAGGTAAGAGCTTCCATTTTAATGTATTAATTTTTATTTTATTTTATTACAACTTAGGTTTGTTATTTTTTTTAAAAGTAAAAGGGCTTCGACAGCTTCACCAATTTCACGGTGCTTTACACAAAATCCAGTTTTTCCTTGGCGACAGAGACAGTTTTCGTATACACAGTTTGGACGCATTTTTATTTATATGAGTAAAATGTCTATACTTAGGTTCTTATTTCCCCTTCTTCGAGTTCAGACTCGGAATTATATTCACTTTCATCATCTAAATCATCAATATTATCTGGTAAATTATCATACAATACTTCCCAATTTACTCTATTTGTAATTTCATAATCATCTAAGAAATCATCGTATGAAATTTTATCATTTACGTCGTATTCGTCATCCATATACGATTTCCAAAATTCTAAATTCTTTTTTGTAATTTTAGTTGGAAAAAGTTCAACCACAAATTCTTCACCTTCTTTGTATTTACACTCTTTTAAAATATCCTTCTCTTCTTCAGTATAAATATCAAAAAAATAATTCAAAACACCAATTGGTTTATCAAAACCTGGTAAAAGTGGTTCATAACAGAAATCAATAAATTGTGCTTGTCCATAAGACGTATCTAGTTTTTTATTAGAAATCGCTAAATATGCAATAAATTTACGAGTATTTGTAGGTATGAGATGTTCGGGATACCCAAAATCGGCGCGTAATCCATATATTTTACATGGTTTACCTACCATTTCTGAGCATAATTGATTAACATCAGAGAGTTCGACAATTGAAGTACAGTTTTTAAGAAGTTCGTGTGTAAGCATCGTTATTATATTACATATTAGTTACTATTGTTTAAGTCCATATCATCACTGTACGTGTTATAAAGTTCCGTCCAATCAACACTCCCATAAAGGTTATATTTTTCAACAAACTGCATTAAAGTTTTCTGACATTTAATTTCGTATTTAAAATAATTCATCCAAAAATCAATCCATTCCCTAGAGACATGTCTCGGAACAATCATTGTATCCAACTCATCTTTTGCCAACATTCGTAGTGCTGGTTCTATAATACCCATTCGAATACCATTTTCATATTTCTCTTCGTACATAAAGTCGATCATATGAAGTTTATCATTAAAAGCGGATACACCAATATACGCTATATGGTTAAGGCGTTTAGGATTACATTCTCTAGGGAAGTTATCTTTTGGTCTTATACCATAAACTTGTGAAGGTGTACCGTCTGCAAATTTATCAGTTCTGAAGCTCGATAAAACCCCATCAAGTTTTTCGAGTCTTTCGAGTTCAACAGTTTGCTTTGTAAGTTCGTAAAGAAGAGACATTTTCACTTTATATTATCCATCATTTCTTCGTCACTTAGGTCTTCTTTAACAATATTATATGATAGCGTCAAAAGAGCAATTTTATACACAAAAAACCCAAAAAGAGATACACTACAATTGAAATGAAATGGTACATTGGGATTTGAATTCCATATAGATTCAAAAGCAGCTATACAAATAGGTGGTAAAAATTGTTTAGGGAAAGTGTTACTTTTCTCGATAGTATCAACGTGATTCGAAAGTAAAGTTATGTACCCATAAGAAGATAATACACCAAGACACGCCGATAAACCATCTATTGGTTCATGTCCAATGAAATTATATCCTATATATACACTACCAAATTGTAAAGTATTATGTTTTAAACGATTTTTTATAGATTCATATTCCGAAATACTTTTACTTCTTTTTACGTGACAAACACTTCTTTTTGTTTTTTTAGTTGGGTTTATTATAGTAGACTGTATACATATCATTACAATTTATCTAGTATATTTTCTTTAAACTTTTGTTCTTTTTCATCAAAAGCTTTACATCTCTCTATCGATTCGTGTAAACGAACTTGTAGTTCGAGTAATTTATCTTCGTGAACGAAGTCATCGGTTGTTAATGGAGATATTTCCCATAAAATACCAAACGCTTTGTTATATGCAAGTTCTCTTTTATAATTTTGATATTCTCTATATTTAGAACGTGCTAATTCATATGCATATGTATTAATATTATTTAACTCGAAATCAGTAAAACAAAACTCACTGTATGCATCTTCATAAATTTCCGCGCATATCTCTCCATTTCCGAATAAGTTTATTGAGTCGCTCAGTTTTTTCTCCCATACCGTATTTTTGTTTTTTGGGTGCTCCTGGGCACTCGACATTACAATATTCGTATTTGTTCGCCTTATCCCAGATAACCCTTTGTATATCTTCTGGGAGTTCATTTGTCGCTTGACAAAACGAGAGAATGTAGTCGTACGTGTGTAAGGCAATATAGTCATCCATTTCATTTTATAATTTTATAAATAACTTCTGTACTTAGGTTTTTTAGGAACTTCCAAAATTACAGTTTCATTGGCTTCATTTTTTGTAGTAATATAATCATAATTACACAATCTTACAGATTGAGGTATTTCTCTTTCTTTAATTTTTGGTTTTGGTGCTAATAAATTACATACACTTGAATAAAATGTATACATTACTATTTTCTACAATTATTTTTTTATATTATACATACAAGATGGTATCACTCCAGGACTTACCGAAAAAAGTACAGTACATAGTAGTAGATTCGGAATTTGTAAGTGGTTCAAATAATACTTTTACGATAGATCTTACACTCGAATCCAATTTACACATCGAAGAAATATCAGAAGTTGTTGGTATAAAACCTGTTGATTTCTATATTACACAAATAGGTGAAAATGATACAATTGGTAATTCAAATGTCGCTAAATATGTAGATGTAGTATGCCCCGATGTACCAAAAAGGGGGCAACTATTAGACGAACGTAATGGTCAGATTCTTGCGAGAATACCATTAGAAAGAAGTTTTACGGGAAGTAATGATTTTATTATGCGTGATAAACAATGGAGATCTTTTCAACGCCAAACGAATTTTTTCAACCCTATATCTATACAAAAACTTCACTTTGAGATATACGAATCACAAGGTGATGGTGATTATAAAAAACTTCAGCCAGATGCAAATTGGTATATGGTTCTTGAAATAACAACAATCGACGTCAAAGAAAAACCGACTGATAGAGAACTTCAGATATTAGAAGCTTTACGTAAACTTATAGGCAAGATAGATGAACTTAACATAAACGTTAAAAAACTTCCCGATAAGGAGGATATCGAAAAAATGGAAATTGAAAAAAAGAAAAAGTATCCGTTTCGATACTTGATGATAATTATATTACTTTTTATATCCGGTTTCGTATTCTTCAAGAATAAGTTTACGCCTTCGGTTCCACCGCCTTCTTTTTAACTACACGTTTAACAGTTTTTTTCTTTGGGGTTGAAGGTGGAACTGGCTCTGGAGCTGGAGCTGGGGCTGGGGTTGGTGCTGGAGCTGGAGCTGGAGCTGGGGCTGGGGTTGGAGCTGGAGCTGGAGCTGGGGTTGGTGCTGGAGCTGGAGCTGGGACTGGGGCTGGTGCTGTGACTGGGGCTGGAGGTACTAATACCGGTGGTTCAATAGCATCAGCAATTTGACGAAGAATACTATATACGGTATCTTTACTGAGTTTTTGTCTTTGAAGCGCGGCATCTATTTGTTCCCTGACAGAGTCCATTGTTTAATATATATAAAAGAAAGATTATCTTTATATAAAATGTTATTCATAGGTCCAACCTTATTGAGTGGAATAGGTCAACATTGTAAAA